GGTACAACGATAAATAAAAATGCAACCCGACGATCTGCTCGGCGCGGTGCACGACGCGGTGTATGCGCTGCTGGTCGAGTGCGGCGTCGAGGAGCTGACCGCGATCGCCGACACCCAGGCGCTGTGCCGCGCGCTGCAGCGCGATCTCGGCGGCCGGGGGCATTACCTGCCGGCGCTCGGCAAGGAATTGCGTCACCGGCAGATCGCCGCCGACCTGCGCGCCGGCGTGCCGCCGGCCGAGGTCGCGCACAAGCATCGCGTGCATCCGCGCACCGTGCAAAAAGTCGCCGCGCAGACCAAACAACAGCCGGGAGACGATCCGGGCCTCGGAACGAAAGACTGGGTCTTGTGATTGCATGCGTCTGCAATAAGTCCTGACGCGAAAAGCGTGCCAACTTTCCCGGCAATCCTTCACTAGTTTTGCCGCCCCCGCGCGTGCATCCTCGCGCGCACATGAATCACGCCCTTGCCTTGTCCGGCGTCTGATGGCCACCGCCACCCAGGCCGAAATCGACGCCCTCGAAGCCGCGCTGAAATCCGGCGTGTTGCGCGTCAGTTTCGCCGACCGCGATATCACCTACCGCTCGCAGGACGAGCTGGCCGCCCAGCTCAAGCTGATGAAGAACCAGCTCGCCGCCGCGCCGTCCGGCGGCCCGCGCTACTCGCAGGCCTCGTTTTCGGAGCCTTACGGCACGTGAACGCGACGGTCGCCCAACCTTCCCTGAACCTGCTCGACCGCGCCATCGCGACGGTCGCGCCCGGCTGGGCCGTGGCGCGCCATCGCCACCGCGCCACGCTGGCGTATTATGAGGCGGTCAAGATCACGCGCCTGCGGCGCGCGCGCACCAAGGACGGCAGCGGCGACATCACCGTCACCGGCAACGCCGCCAAGCTGCGCGCCTACGCGCGCGACATGGAACGCAACCACGACATCTCGCGCGGCGCGCTCGACCGGCTGGTGCAGAACATCGTCGGGCCGCACGGCATCCAGATCGAGCCGCAGCCGCGCAACACCGAGGGCGAAATCCTCGACGACCTGGCGTGGGAGATCCTCGGGCTGTTACGCGACTGGACCAAGCGCCCGGAAATCACCTGGCAGCACAGTTGGCCCTCGGCGCAGCGCATTGCCGCGCGCGCCTGGATACGCGACGGCGACGTGTTCGCGCAGCGCCTGATGGGCAAGATCGGCAACCTCAACCACGGCACCGACGTGCCGTATTCGCTCGAGCTGCTGGAATCCGACAACTGCCCGCTGGATTACAACGACGACGGCCGCGGCATCGTGCAGGGCGTGGAGCGCAGCGGCTGGGGCCGCCCGCTGGCGTATCATCTCTACAAAACCGACCCCTCGAAAATCCTGCGGCTGATCACCATCGCCGATCTCAAGCGCGTGCCGGCCGAGCGCATGCTCCACGTGAAACTCACCGACCGCCTGCAGCAGGCGCGCGGCATTTCCATTTTCGCGTCGGTGCTCACGCGCCTGGACGACGTCAAGGACTACGAGGAATCGGAGCGCATCGCCGCCAAGGTCGCGGCCTCGATGGCGGCGTACATCAAGAAGGGCCTCCCGGAGCTATACGAGGCCGAGCTGGAAGCCGACGGCAGCGTCAAGCGCCGCGACATGAAATTCCGCCCCGGCATGATCTTCGACGATCTGAATACCGGCGAGGAGATCGGCATGATCGACTCCAAGCGCCCGAACCCCGAGGTGGAAAACTACCGCAAGGGCCAGCTGCGCGCCGCCTCGTCCGGCATCCAGGGCATCAGCTATTCCAGTTTCGCGCGCGACTACAACGGCACCTACAGCGCCCAGCGCCAGGAGCTGGTGGAGAGCTACGGCGGCTACGGCGTGCTCGCCGGCGAATTCAGCGACCGCTTCGTGTACCCGGCCTACGAGGATTTCCTGTCGATGGCGGTGCTGTCGGGCCAGCTCACGCTGCCGGCCGACCTCGACCCGCGCTCGCTCGACGATTGCATCCTGATCCCGCCGCAGATGCCGTGGATCGACCCGGAGAAAGAGGCCGGCGCCTGGCAGCTGCAGGAGCAATCGCATTACGCCAGCGCGCCCGAGATCATCCGCCGCCGCGGCCGCAACCCGCGCGACGTGCTCGAGGAGCAGGCCCTGTGGAACAAGATGCTGGAAGCCAGGGGCCTCGCGCCGGCGGATCTCGCCGGTGCCGCCGCCACCGCCAACGCGCGCCGCACGTTGCGCGCCCTTGAATCGAGGACCGACTGATGCCGACACCGCGTAAACCCAAATCCCCGCTGGCGCTCGCCCCCCAAACACCCGCGCCGATCGCGGAAGGCAAGTTCTACCTGATCCGCGCCGCCGGCGAGGACAGCGCCGAGGTGCTGATCTACGGCGACATCGGCGAGAGCTGGTTCGGTGAGTCGGTCACGGCCAAGAAGCTGGTGGAGGATATGCAGGCGCTCAAGGATAAAAACCTGATCGGCCGCATCAATTCCTACGGCGGCTCGGTGGCCGACGGGATCGCGATCTATAACGCGTTCGTCCGCCATCCCAAGGATGTCACGATGATCAACGATGGCGTGGCGGTTTCCATCGCTTCGTTGGTTCTCATGGCCGGCAGGAAGGGCAAAGTCCAGGTCGGAAAAAATACCCTGACCATGGTGCACGCGCCGTGGGGATACGCCATGGGCAACGCCAAGATCATGCGCGAGTACGCCGATGTGCTCGATATTTATTCCAAGGCCATGGCTTCGAGCTACGCCGACCAGACCGGCAAGCCGGTGGATGAAATACTGGCGCTGCTCACCGACGGCGTCGATCACTGGTACACCGCGCAAGAGGCCGTCGACGCCGGCTTCGCCGACGAGATTATCGACGACGGCGACGATGCCGCCGACACCGCGGCCGCCGCGGCGCGCTACCGCGCCCAGGCGTTCGCCCGTTTTCACGTACCGGCGGCGGTCGCCGCTGCTTTCAACCCCAAGGAGAACATCATGCCTCAGAAAACCCAGCAACCGCCGGCGACCACGGAAGTCGTCGAGGACGAAATCATTGCCGGCGACGACACCAACGTCGTACAGATCGAGCAGGCCGCCGTCGCCAAGGAGCAGGCCCGCCTGCAGAAGCGCAACATCGACATCCAGGCCGCCGCCAAACCGTTCATGCAGCGCGAAGGCGTTGCCGAGCTGGTGAATCAGATCGTCGCCGACCCGAAAATCACCACCGAGCAGGCGCGCGAGAAAATCCTGGCTCATCTCGGCGAGGGCGCGGAGCCGTTGAACCGGATCAAACCCGGCGCCGACAGCGCCGATAAATTCCGCGCGGCCGCCGTGGACGCCATGTTGGTGCGCGCCGGGGTACACCGGTTGACCGGCAACGGGGTGCCCGCGCTGTCGATCGACCTCACCGGCAACCCGTTCCGCGGCGCGACGCTGCTGGAGCTGGCCAAGGCCGCCCTGCGCGCGGCCGGGAAAAACCCGGACGGGATGGACAAGCTCGAAGTGGTCGGCCAGGCGTTCCAGGGCACCAGCGATTTCCCGACGCTGCTGGAAAACGTGATGCACAAAACTTTGCTGCAGGCCTACGCCGTCGCGGCGGACACCTGGTCGCGCTTCTGCCGCGCCGGCACGGTCAGCGATTTCCGCGCCCACAACCGCTACCGCACCGGCTCGATCGGCAACCTGGACACGGTGCTCGAGCACGGCGAGTTCAAGCGCAAGACCATCCCCGACGCGGAAAAGGCGTCGATTACCGCCACCACCAAGGGCAACACCATTGGGGTCTCGCGCCAGACCATCATCAACGACGACCTGGACGCGCTCACCAACCTGGCGCAGGTGTTCGGCCGCGCCGCGCGCCGCTCGATCGAGGCCGACGTGTACGCCTCGCTGGCCTTGAACTCCGGGCTCGGACCGCTGCTGAACGACAATAAATCGCTGTTCCATGCCGACCATAACAATATCGGCGTCGGGGCGGCGATCACGGTCGACGCCATCGACGCGGACCGCGTCGTCATGGCCTCGCAGAAGGACGTCGGCAACAACGACTTCCTCGACCTGCGCCCGGCGATCCTGCTGCTGCCCATCGGACTCGGCGGCGCCGCGCGCGTGATCAACGATTCGCAGTTCGATCCCGACGCGTCCAACAAGCTGCAGCGGGCCAACAAGGTGCGCGGCCTGTTCCGCGACGTGGTCGACTCCCCGCGGATCACCGGCACGCGGCGCTATCTGTTCGCCGATCCGGCCGACGGGGCGGTGCTCGAGGTCGCGTTCCTCGACGGCAACCAGACGCCGTTCTTCGAGACCAAGGACGGCTGGACGGTGGACGGCGCGGAGATGAAGGTGCGCCTGGACTATGCCGTGGCCGGCATCGACTTCCGCGGCGCGGTGACGAACGCGGGCGCGTAATCGCCTGACTGACCGCGCCGGGTTACCGGCGCGGTTTCCCGATTGATAACTGACGAGAGGACAACAGCATGAACAATTACATCAGCCCCGGCGCCACCCGTACCTGGACCAACGGCACCGGCGTGGACAAGGTGTCCGGCCAGGTGGTCGTGGTCGGCAAGCAGCTCGGCATCTGCACCGGGAACATCGCCAACGGCGCCACCGGCGAGGTGGCCTTCGAGGGCCGCTTCAACGTGCCCAAGCTCACCACCGCGGTCATCCTGCACGGCGAGATGGTGATGTGGGATGCCTCGGCCGCGAACTTCGACGACAGCGCCGCCATCGCCGCCGCCGGCGACGTGACCAATGCCGCGATCGCGTGCGAAGACGCCGGCAATGGCGTCACCGACATCGACATCCAGCTCAACAACCGCCTCGGCGTCGTCGCATAATAACGCCGTGACGGACTACGGCTTGACGCTGGCGGCGATCCTGGCCACGCAGGGCGAGGGCGTGACGGTGACGGTCGGGGGAACCCCGTACCCGGTCACCGTCGCCTTTCTCGCGCCGCACGTGGGCGTCAGCTTCGCCGGGGTGCCGATCGACCGTCCCGAGCCGCAGGTGCTGGCGAACGCCGCCGCCTGGCTGGCCACCGGCGCCGGCCCGGGCGACACGCTCGAGCGCGGCGCGGAGGTCTACACCATCGTCGACCCGGCGCTGCCGGACGATTCCGGCGCGGTGCTGGTGACGCTGCGGAAGTACAGCTGATGCTCGCGCTCGAACTCGATCCGCGCGACCT